TTGCATGAAAATAGTCATGGATTGAATGCCCTTTTTAGTTACAACAGGCAACATGTTTATTTGCATTGGTCTTTCTAAAATATAGATTATTGTTCCTGATTCTTCTGTAGACAAAGAGCAGATTATTGTATCGCCGTTTCTGAAACGAACTAATTTTATTGTGTTTCTATTCATTAAAAGGTTCCTAGAGTACTAGGGTTGGCTCTGAAATATTTATGCGTACAATTCTTAGTGTATAAAACAAAAACGACCCCTTTCGGAGTCGTCTTTGTTGATTTGTGTTGTAAGTAAATATTATTCTGTGGCTGTTTGCTGAACTGGTTGTTGGATGCCAAGAAGACTTGCAAGATTGCCGAACGAGTTGGCTTGATTTGCATTTGTATATGTTCCAACAAATCTTGTGGTTCTGATATCCTTGTAACCGCGTTGCTTGCTGTTAACAAGGCGAATTCCTGCTGATGGCTTAATCGTGCAAGATTCATCAAGAGCGTTGATACCACCAACAAGACGAACAACCGATGATCCTGAGTTGGCACTCAAACCGCCAACAAAGAAGTTGTCAACATTTTGATTTACTGTGAAATCTACTGTTGTGTTGTTGGAAATATTCAATTCACCCACAACAATATCTGTTACAGGGAATGGGTGTGTTGCTTCTGGTGAAACTGATACATAACCACCCTGCACATTCGCTCTACCAATCTTACTAGAACCCCAGAACTCTAGAGACCACGCTGGAGCAACAACTGTGCCTGGCTTGGTGTTTGCTAGCGGAGACTGAACGGTTAGTTCAGGAATTACAGCGTATGCTGTGGCTCCATTACCACTACCCTTAGCACCTATAGCAATTCTTGGCGACCAAGTGGTGTAATCGGTAATAGGCCATCCGTATCCGCCACCAACATTAGATGTATTTGCGTCGTATACATTTGCTTGACGGCAAACTACTGCTGCAAATCCCTTAGGATAAACTGTTGATGAAATTTCACCTGCGGTGATGCCGTTTGCTTGATGGTAAGCACCTGAGGTCATTGTTCCAGCAAAGTACAGTGGGTACACGCTGTAACGAGGATTACCTGATCCTGGTTCTAGGCTGACCATACTTAGAACTGTACCAGGATGAACTTGCAGAGTTGCGTGAACATCCGAGTAAACTTCTGCTGCTGTTGAACCTCTTAGAGCCACACCAGCATCACCCTTAATTGTTATATTTCTAGTAATACCGTTTCTGAGGGTGTAGAAGTGATTTGGATTACCTTCTTGTTCAACATTAACTGCCGACTTAACAATATTCTTGTTAGCAATACCTGTTGAGTCAAAATCGTGAACTAGATTCAAGTCAACCTTTCTTACATTAGCGTTAACAACAACCTTGGTTCCTGAAACTAGGTTTAGATCGTTGTGACGAACTGTTAGGCCTGAAGATGCTCTAGCGGTTGTATTTCCACTAAAACCGCCACCAACCCATGCGTTTGCACTGGCTTTGGCTGCATCGTTGTGGTAGTAGTTAAACGCATTGTAAGAAATCTCGTGCTGATTGCACAACCATTGATAAACTTCGCCTGTTACACCACCGCCAAGGTAAGGGAATGGATACAATGAACTTTCAGCATCAAATACGGCAGCACCAGTTACGCTTAAGCGTGCTGAGTGAGGATTTAGACCTTCAAGCATTTTGATGTAGTTTGCAGATGCAGTAGCACCTGACCACAGATCGTCTGTTGGGTTTGGAATTGTATCGTATAGGTTTGCAATACTTGTTGCAAGATTTACAGTTGAGGAGTCGTCAGCGGCTTGAATGTTACTTACATAAGTAAGTTCAACGCCACCGTCAGTTACACCTGCTGTGAGAGAAAGTGCTGAACCATCATAACCCCACCAACCTGTGTTGTGAGACACATTACCAGTGTAACCACCGAATAGAAGTGGACTCAAGCAGTGGAAGCGTTGACCAACATAAACGGTGTCTCCCGATGTTGGAGTTGTTGTTGCTTTAGCGTAACCAGAACTTGTATATGTGATCCAGTTATCCGCATCGTTCCAATCATACTTGTCAATTGTGTTGCCAGTTGCGCCTACCCAGTGGAATTCTGCCATTTGTTATGCCCCTTTAAATAAAGTTTAAATGGTTAAATTAGTTACTGATATTTATATAACATCTTTTTTTGGAGACATCACAGGCAATTTTATAAGTTTGTAGGGAAACCCTTCTTCCGAGTAGATTTTAACTCGTTCCACAAAGTGCTTCAAGGTATGGTTTTTACGGGCTTTCCACCTGAGGTCATCGGAAATATCGTAAAGACGGGCTTCATCTTTCTTTTCGCTTTTACGCAACTGCCTACCGATAGACTGCAATACTCTAATTCTGCTCTTGGACGGCGAGGCAAATATGATATTTTTTAAACTTCGGATGTTAATACCTGTAGAAAAGGTTCCGTAAGACGCTACAATTATAGCATTGTCTTCCGACTCGGTAATCTGACGAACCGATTCACGGTAGTCCGCTTCTGTTTCCCCGTGAACAAAGAATACCCGTCTACCCTTGGCTTGCTTCTTGATTAACTCGTATAAGGGCTTGCCGTGCTTTTCCACAAACTGAAACAACACTAGCGTATTGCCCTTGGTGGAAACAGCAAGTTTACTGATAAACTTGTTTCTAGCGGTATTACCAACCAAGAACTCTAACTCTTCCTGATATGTGGCTTCTTTCAGGGTCTTGCATACTTCAGGTGGATAGTTCAGCACAATACAATCAATGCTGATAGTGGACAGTAGTTTACTGTCAATCAAGTCTTTGGTTGAAGTTACTTTCAGCGTGGTTCCAAACAAACCTTCAATAGCCAGTTTGTTGGTTTTAGTTCCGTCCAAGGTTCCTGTAAGAGCAATACGATACGGACACTTGGTGAGTTTAGTCATTATAGAAGTAAGCGACTGTGCTTTGAAAAGATGTGCTTCATCACCCACCACTACTTCAAACTGGTCAAAGTAAGACTTTGGTAACTCGTAGATAGACTGCCATGTGGATATCACAATCTGTCGGTTGTCCATCTTCTGCTGACCGCCAAATATGGTATGACAGTTTTCCTCTGCATCCCAATCGGTATTCTTGGCGTAGTCTGCAAAGTCTGACTTCATCTGTGATACAAGCGAAATGGTGGGAACCACAATCAAGATTTTTCTGTCAGGGGGTATGATATTCTGATACCATCTAAGCAGAGCGTAGATAATTAAACTTTTGCCGCTAGCGGTTGGTGATAATAGCAACGCTCGCTCACGATTTATAGCAGCAGTGATAGCGTCCAACTGATGCGGATGAGGTGTAATAGTTTTACCGTGTGCGTGTAGTTTCAGTTCGTTCAAGAACTCGGTAATTTGCTCAGGGGTAACCTGTGGTGGCTTTTGAGTAAACTCTCGGTCAAGTTGCAGAGTATAGTTACGCTCTCTAGCAAACTCAGCCAGATAATCAAGCAGACCGATATACAGCAGTCCGTTGAACGGCGAGAACAACCGAATCTTACCGTCCCAATACTTGTTTTTATAAGCAGGCGTAAACTTAGCGTTAGGAACTTCAAAGGTGAAGTATTCTTGTATTTCCCTAGCGACACCCGGCTCGCACATAATACGAGCGTGAACAGTATTAAAGCATGTTGCAGAAATCACAGACATATCCCCTATATTTAGGGGTGTCTGCAAAGCGTTATACGACGCCTTGTGTGAACTTACGCCACTCAATCGCATTACGAATAACCCAATGTCGCTGATTGATACCCTTCAGAATAGACTCTAGGTATTCCACCTTTTCCTGTTGCAGAGCCAGTTTGCTTTCCGCTTCGTTTAGATGCGGGTCAGCGTCCATATACAACTGAAGGTCTTGACGCATGATTCGGGTTTGAAACGGTTCCCAACCTAGTTGGGCCAATTGCTCTTGACTCATCTTGCCGGTCATCCATTCCCACTTGTTTTTGCGAAGCAGTTTATAGTTAGAGTTCAACTTGTTCAGCACAAGTCGCTCGTCGTGAAAGATATTCAAATACTTGTTGTGCAACTGCGGAATTCTAGCGGACTCGTCGCCAAGTTCCGTTTTGTCAATATCAATATCGCGTTCCACCATTGCACGAATGTCTTCAAGTTTCATGGTGCAATTGTATCACGATATATGAAAAAGTCAAATTTATAAATCTTCAATATAGTAATCATTAACAGCAAATTTTACAGTTGTTACGATTGGTTTACTTTCTGTATCAGAATAATTAAAATCTAATCCTGATATTTCTGTGGGAAATATTCCTGTAAATGTTACTCGTTTGTACGGAACTTTTTTATTGGTTAAGTATATCAATATACCTTCTTCCCATATATCTTTTATAGGCTTAACTTCTGAAAAATCTTTGTATGGTGTTGCTTCACGGAGCCACTTAATTATTTCATAGTAATTACGCATATCTTCGTTAGTTAAAAATGTCACAGTAAAACTAGAAATTCTTGCCACAGTTGACGGAACTTTGAGATTGGGTCCTATAGCAAACGGAATATCCATTCCATC